GCTACGCGCCGCCTCGGCAGTGACGACAGAGAAGATTAGGTTTTCTTTCCGTCCGAAGCGTCGGCGGTTTTGTCGTCTGTTTTTTGATCCTTCGGATCAACGGCTTTCAATGGTTCAGCCGGTTTGGATTGCTTCGCTTCGCTCGCAATGTCAGAGGGCTCTTGAGCGATTAGACCGAGTTCGAGAGCCTCCTTTCTATTTGAGGGGTCGTCGAGGAACGCCAGCATTGCGGCCGGGTCGTTGTTGAATTTTTTGCGTATTTGGGAGGGAAGAGCCATGAACGCATTTTCAGCAGCGTGTACCCGGTTGATTGCTGCGTGGTAGTCCTCGACATTTGTGAAGTCTCCATAGGAGCCTTGCACATTTTTTGTGTGAGATATGAGGCCGGTTTGCTCATATTTTTTCATGATTGAGTTGATATTGCATTCGTCCTGGAACGACTGTTTTGTCATTGTAGGTTTGGGGAAGGTTTTTCTTACCGGGACAGATTTGTCGTAAGGTTTGCGAATGCTAAGTGTTTGTTTTGTCATGATTTTTTCCTATTTGAAGGGTGATAGTGTTTGGATGATTTTATCCACACCATACTGGACTTTGCCAGCATTGGTGTTGAGCCATTCTTTGTCGAATTTGGCTCGAGCCGCAGCAGATGCGGCGGAGTGGTAGTGTTGCCCAAGAATGCGATTTTGGGTCAGTTGACCAGCGGTAGAGGCGGCAGATAGAGCCGCCTGCCCGCGGGCTTGTTGTTGCAACGCTTGTTGCGTAACGGATTGCTCGTTTTTCAGTTGCGTATCTTTCGCAATGTTCGCGAGTTCCGTTTCCTGTCGGAGTTGAGCGATTGCAGAAGCGGCGGCAGTTGAGCCGCCTTGAACAGCGGCGGAGCCGACGTTCTGAGGTGTGTAGCTGGAGCCGCTGGCAGAGCCAGCACCCCCTTGCTTGTAAGCCAAGATGGGGTTGAGCCCAGCTTTTTTCATGTCTTCCATACCCCATTGATATTGGTGTTTGAGGGTTTGTTTTTGGAAGGCCATTTGCTTTGCAGCAGCAGATTTGGCGGCGGAGTTTTGCATTACACCGCCGAGTAGTGAAGCGCCAGCGCCGATGCCGGCAGCGGCTATGAGTGGAGCGACCATGTTTTTTTCTCCTTAGAAGTGGTCGATGAGCCCGGGTACCGAGTAAGTCGGCATCGGACGGGCGCAGGTGTATTGGAAGTATCCGTCGAACAGAATATGAGGTTCAGACGGAACCGCTATGACGCGGTCGATCGGTGGATCGTCTTCGATGAAGGTATCCGACAATGTCGGAAGAGAGGCGAAATCTTGGGCCAGATGCCACGTGTCGAGAGTTTGCGCGAAGGAGCTGCGCATTTGACCAGTGACGATTGAGGGTTTGTACCGATATTCGGCAAAACGTTCCTGGTATCCCCAGACCAGATCGTCGTTGGCATCGCCCTGAGCATAGATTTCTTTATTGAGGACGGCTTGCTCGCCAATGTGAGCGAGAGCAGGCCAGTAGAAGTCAAACCGAGTTTGCCTTGAGAACATTCGGTTCAAGCCCTGTTGATAGTTGAGGTCAGCACGGACGTTCATCAGTCCGATGAGAACACAGTGTTCGGTGAACGATTTGTTGAACCCGTGTCCGTGCATGTTCAGAGTTCCTTGAGCGGCAAGGTTGCCCTGAGGCGAAGTGCCATCCGTAGAGGACGTCTGAGCCACGGGATTAACGTTAATAGGGCTAGAGCCACCACCCAGATATTCCGGTCTCTGAAGCCGTGCATCAGGAGACGTAACGCCAAAGTGCGATTTGATAATTTCTGTGTATCGAGTTCCGCCACGGGCGTCCCTTTCGTAGAGTTTTTGGATTTGGAAGGCTTGCCGAAGTTGATTGATTGTAGCCGCGGTTGCCGCCGACAAGTCGGCAAAGATTTGCGGTCTGTTAGTTCCGTCCGGTACCGCAGAGCTTTCGGCCAATATGCCGACCGGACTGTTGACGGACGTATCCCAGACGGGATTGCCGATTGCGCCACCAAAGAGGGTGGCAGTGCCATCCATGAAGATGTTAGATCCGACACCGGCAATGCCGGAGGTGACCGGACCAATGCCGGAGACAGGAGCAGAGGTACCGAGCGGAAGATCTACAGAAGGCCCTTTCTGGGGCCATGGAAGGGCAGAGGTGAAGTAGTCGTGGCGTTTGCCACGTTTGAGCAGGACATAGTCGGCAGGGTCGTCTGGACCATCGCCAGTATCGACCACGACAGAGTCCTGCAGGTTTTGATCGCGGAACCATTCGTTCCAGATCAGATTGTAAGCACGATGCCAGAAGGAGTCATGGTCAAGGTCGGGTATCCCGGGGGGAATGCCGATGTAATCGTGCAGAGAGCTGTTTGCGTAGCCTGTGATGGCCGTTGAAGTCATTTGCGGGACCAAGAAGTCGGTTGAGTCCGCAGGATTGTCTTGCGAGCCGTTAAAGCGCTCGAAGTTGTCCCACAGGAGCCGGAGCGGCACAGCGAAGAAAAAGGAATCGATATAAAGGTTATCCATGAATGGGTGGATTGGTGTCGCCAATCGACCGAAGCCGGTCATTGAAATATTCATGGTGTCGCCGGGGACGACTTCGTCAACGAAGATCGGTACGAGATAGCCCGCGTCGAAGGTTGTTTTGACGCCGTGTGAACGGTCGAATTTGGAGCGTGGTATGTCAGCTTTCGGAACTTCCGAAAACTTGTGGGACATTACTGATGGTTGTTTCATTTGACTTCCTCGAATTTGAGATTTTTGGGATCGGGAATTTCAGCGGCAGCTTGGAGAAGTAATATCTCCGAGGCCGAAGCAATCATTTGGATTTTTTTGGATGGCATGATCTGACCGGAGGCATCATCGAATGTGCCGATTTCATAGAGAGTGTAATCGTCCGGATTTTTATGAAAGGGATGGTCAGTTTGCCGGACAGCGTCAGCGAAGACGCGTTGAGCCATGGCCGTTGTATGCTGAAAGAACGGAGGCATGAAGCAGTTTGCTTTATCGTCGAAGACGCTAAATGTTTTATGGTCCATCAGTCGAGGTTCCTTTTCAGTTGGTTAAGTCTCGTTTCGAGACATTTTTCCCGAACCTTAAGACGGTCGGGAGTGGAGTCGACGTCGAAGCCTCGAAAGGCTCGAGCGTCGTTTCGGCGCCGTTTCATGGCGGCGGCGAATTCAGGTCTACGATCTTCGAGATTGCGATCGTAGTATTTTGGAACGGAGCATTTTTTCCCGTTGAGAATGACATAGTCATGTGGAAACACGTCGGTTTCGTATTTTTTTAGCCAGTCCGCCCCGATACCGGGACGGCGTGACATTTGAGTATATTCGGGTGTCCGTTCATGTATCTCGCCATATTCGTCGAGATAAGTGTAGTGGTCATCGGCTTTATCGCCGGTGACTTTTTTCATTATGTAGCGTGCGACGTAAGCCGCACTTTGAAATGTGACATCACCCACAGAGGTAAATCCGAGAGGGTCGCCGTAGGGGGTCGACCACAGTTTGTCTAAGGATTTGGATTGGTAGAGCGGAACTCCGTCGCGTTCCTTCCAGAGTGTTTTATCCCGGAAGTCATGGTTGAACAGGCAAGCGTGGTAATGAGGTCTGGCGAATTGCTCGCCATATTCTCCACACATATAGTATCGAATGCCGTTTCCGAAACGTTTACGAAGCCTCTTAGCGAAGAGCACCCAATGACGGTGATTGAGAGACCCATCAGCAGGCAGATGGTCATCAGAATATGTGAGGGTAATAAAACAGTTTTTTTCATGGAGTTGACTTTCGTGGAGGCAACGAATTGCCCATTGGCGGGAACGTTCAAGGCGGCAGCCGGTGCACTGGCCGCAGGGGAGACGGATTACTTCCTCTGTCATCGCCTGTTTTACGTCGAAGACGATTTTCCGTTTCCCTTTTTTGGTGAACTCGGATTTGGAATAATAACCGTGAAGCGGATGGAAGCAGGCCACTGTTTCTCAGAGCCTGATACCGCCACGCATTGGATTTGTCCGAGTATTTTTCGAT